TTTTATTTTATATATTTTATTCTTAAAAAAAAAAACCTGTTTTGTTTGTATTATTGCATTTTTAATCATTATTTATATTACAGATACCGGTTATCTAAGTAACCATTATTCAACCATTGAATGGTGTTCTGAACCACATATTATGTTTCATGGCATGATGCATTTGTTTTGTTATATTGGTACATTCTATGCATTTTACTAATAGCTAGCTCTAATTGGGCTTTTCAATAGAAACCTTAAGGTTATAATAGCGGTTCTTATATGACTTCTTAAGCTTGGCAATGAGCTGTTTTACGGAATCTTTTGTGGGCGCATCGATTAGCTCGACAATAAGTTGCTTATTTTCAATGCAAAAGTTCTCAAAACAAGTTGCTGGTTTAATTGTGCTTGTAATGACCGTATTGTTGATATAAATATTAGTTTTGATTTGCGTTTTGATATGTGCATCGATCTTTTCCAATACGTGGTTTGGAAATGCATCGTAGGTCCTTAGACCCGGGTTGTGTTCGTCTATGTCTAGACAATCGTCATTCGTGGTTTTACCATGCTTCTTACGGTAATAATAACGGACACTTTTAAACATTTTATCTAGCACATCTCCTTCAAATCCTTGATCTTGGATGCGCTCAACTTCGGCATCTAGTTCTGGCTTGATATCGGGGTCTTTGATCCACTCGGTCCACGCCTCTTTGTAATCCTTTCGCTCATCATATTGATGGATTTTGGAGAACTCTAATAAAAGTTCTGTGATATCTTTTGAAAATAAAAATCGGGATGTTTGAAGAACTATTTTGGCCATTTTGGCAAGGTTGTTTGTTTAATGAATTTTTTTATAAAGTTAATCAATTTTTTACACGTTTTTATGTTTTTATAAAATACATATAAAGAGATTATTGTATTGATAGTATGGGCCTTGGGCCCATCTTGTACATAGTGATATATGATGTCAAAAATATATTTTTATAAAACAAGAAAAAAATAATAATAGTAGTAGATGGGGATAGGGTTGACATAGTTTTTATAAAGACTTTTGGGCTTCGTTAGCTCAGTAGGTAGAGCATAGGAAAATTATTTTTTCCGCTTAAACGGCTGTTAAAAAAACAACTGCATTTATGCAGTCGCACAGTCACCGTGAGGTCGAAGGTTCGATACCTTCACGAAGCGAAAATAAAAGTTTCATGATTATTATGGAATACTCATGAAAAAAAAATATTATAGACCATAGAACTTATTATAAACATCTATCAATGCACCTTCATAATCTTTCATAAATGGTCCTGGCTCCATGAGTTTCAAAAACTTTTCACGAATCGATTTCTTATAGCCGTCGATCCGAGATGGTTTATTGACCAACTGTTTTACAATATCAACATATTCCTCCTGCGTCTTTGCAACAAGTTCTGGAAGTCCGCTATTCGTCAAAAGAGAGCACGATACATTATGCGCATGATAGTTGTCGTTGTATAGTGACACCAGCGGTATCGAATTAAACAATGCATTGCATGTAGTCGTTGTTCCAGAATAAGGGAATGTATCTAACAGAACGTCCACCATAGAAAACAATTTATTGTATTCTTCATTTTGCAGCTTATTGATAATAATGATACGCTTCCGATCTACGTCTAATTTCGATGAATAAAACTCCATACGTTCTTCATTATTATCAAATGTCTCCAATTTTATCAATATATTTGCAGTTGGACACTCTTTTAATATGATCTTCCATGTCTCGAGAGCAAACGTCGAGTTCTTGTTTTCTTTATTAATCGCAGCCAAAATAATCGTATCCTTTGTTTTTCTCGGCGTGATGGGCGTCTCTTGATTAATAGACTTATAAAGCAAAAAGCAGCGGGGGAGTTTTAATAACGTCTCTGAATACCGCTGTTTCGAAATGGGACTATCTACTGTCGTGTCCGTAATACGATACTGAATGGATTTTAATCCCGTCGTATTCGGGAAACCCAAATAAGCTATTTGGATTGGCGCAGGATGATATGTAAATACACCTAGACGATTATTTACCGTATGACCATTGAGATCAAATAAAATATCAATGTTGTGTTTATTGATCAATGTTGCCGCATCTTTATCACTTAGGTCCTTAATCATATGATGTGGTATTTTCAGATTTGTAAAAATCTCTGCGTTGAATTCTGATTGGCTCGCATATAAAATAATTTCGAATTTTGATCTATCATGGTGCTTTAAAATTGGAATAATAAAATTAGCTACCGCATGATACATATAGTCGCTTGATAAATATCCGATCTTGATTTTGCGTGTGGATTGGCTATTTTCATATAGATTGCGGACGAGTTTCTTACGCCCCTCAAAATGGAAACTAGGTTGGTCCAGTAAGTAATTATTTATTTTTTGGTACTGTTTAAAAATTGCCTCATTATCGGAATATAAAAAGTCCGCATAGCAAAGTGAATTACTAAACGATAATAATTTGTTCCACATATCCAGATTGAATTTGTTAGCAAGGTCTACTGCCTTGTTGGTATATTGGAGTGATTTATCTATTTCACCCATTGCACAAAATACATATCCTAAGTCATGATAGTTCGACCATTTTGTTATCTTTTCGTCACGTGTATGGCATGGCGTAGTAGAACTTTGTTTAATGAGTTTCAAAAGACACTGTACGCCATTCTTATAATAGAGTTGTTGGAAATTACATCTTGAATATGTACCTAAGAAACGTGGATCGTCCATCAGCTTATTAAAAATAGAGGACTGATTATCATTGAACTTAACGATCTCGAAAACCTGCTTTGTTAATCCGTTCTCAAAAAGCGTCTTTACCATATCAATAATATTATCTTTATGATTCGGATCTACTTGGTGACATATCTTATACCATGTTATGGCTTTTGCAGGGGTTTGTTGTTTAAATAGCTCAGCCATCATGTAGTATAAATCGGAGTTTTCTGGATATAAAAATATTAGTTTTAATAAGACGTCCTCTTTGGTAGCTAAATCATAGGTATTTTTAAATACAGATATTCCTTGATTATAGACATACGTGCCAAATTGACTCTTTGACTTTGGATTCTGTAAAAGTTGATTATACGCATTCAAAAAATCCGCCATGAAATAATTTATACATAAAAAAACAAGTAAATTCTAAATGTTTTTGTGTGGTATTTATATTATGGATATGGCAAATACTTCGTATAGTCCGTTTGGTAAATCGAATAGTACGTTTGTTCTCTATTTAGAACCCGTACTGAATAGTTATTATCAGACGTATCAGAATATAATAACGATTAGTACGATGCCGCCAGGTCCTTTGGCAGATATGGTTACTATGATCAATTTACCAAAACTATCACCATTTCAGGAGGCGGGTTCATTTTCTGGACCGAATCGTGGGTTTGGTTGCACGCATGTTTTGTTGCGTTATCCAAAATCTGCATGCGGCGTCAGTAATGTCCTAGGTAAGAACACAGACGTCTTTATGGGTGCGGATGATATTCCATCCGTATTGGGCTATTTAAAAACAAATGGATATACCGTAGATACGAGTCTTACCAAAATGATGTTTCAGGGTCCTATAAAGATTGGCGGCGCATCTGATCAACGGTTTTCTGGGGATCGTAAAATGATTTGTTTTGCGTCGATATGATATTACTACTACAAATATATAAACAGGTTTTGATACATGTTTATATAAAGGGTTGTTGGGGGTGATGGTACGTGTGTTTTATTTAAAAAATGCATCTTGGGAAATTGACTTCTTAGTGAATGACTTGTTTGTTCCCGTTGGATATGATGTCGTGTTTTTTAATGAAACGACGCCTATGTTGGTAGATTCAGATGATATTGGGAACTGTATTCTGGTCATCAATGATTCGTACCCGTTTGAGAAAATAGAGAAAATGGTTAAGCGTATGAAACCCTTAGCCCTTTTCCATTTGTCCGATGAAACTGGATCCAAAGCAGATTGGTTAGTACTTTCGAAATATGTAAAATATTATGTGAAACAATATAATCATCGGAATTATCGACGGGACATTTATACGAATGTCGTGCAACTTCCATGTGCTTATGCGCCAACTAGTTTTACTGGACATGCAATGTATGTGGCATCTAGTGGCACAGCTCCGCATATTCATCCGTCATTCCGAAATTCGCTTGATCCTATCAACGACGGCTTTATAAAATCAGTGCGGAATCGTAGTATGGATTGGGCGTTTATTGGTACGATTAAGGCGGACCGATATGAAATGACGGAACGGTTTCGTATTGCATTTCCAAATGGGAAAGCAATTACTGGGAATAATAATTGGGATGCTACAAAACAAATTGTGAAACCCTGCGATATGTTAGATATGTATCGTGATGCCGTTTTTTGTCCCGTCGGGCGTGGCAATGTCACATTAGATTGTTCACGTATTTATGAGGCGATTTTCTGTGGTGCTATTCCGGTGGTTGTTGCTGAAGATGCGGAGATTGATTCGACGTTCTGGTTTGATGGTCGGGTTCCTATTTTTGTTCGGGCATCGAGTTGGGATGCGGCGATTGCTCGTTGTAAATACTTGATGGCGAATCCGGATGATTTACAGATGATACAAACTAAGAATTTGGAGTGGTGGAAGCGATTGATTGGGGGGTATCGCACGATGCTACGGACAATCAAAAACTAGTTATGAGAAAATGTGTAAAAAATTGATTCCTTTTTTGTGTGTTTTTGTTATAAAATACGCAAAAACGTTTCAAGTCGTTAATACATCATGTCGTCAGTTACCCGTTTCCCCCCTGAGCCAAATGGCTATTTGCATATTGGACATTGTAAATCTTTGTTAATAAATTATGGCGAAGGCAATTCGTGTCATCTACGACTAGATGATACGAATCCATCCAATGAAAGTGAATTGTTTGTAAATGAAATTATAAATGATATGAAATGGCTAGGGTATGATCCTGGCAGCATTACATATACATCCAATTATTTTGATATGTTATTTGAGTTTGCCTGTTTATTAATTAAAAACGGCCATGCCTATGTTGATTTCTCTTCGCCTGACAAAATCAAAGAAGAAAGGCATAATGGCGTTGAAAACCGGTATAGATCTTTGTCTCCGGATATCCATTTATTGGAATTTGAGAACATGAAAAACAAAAAATATGTATCTAGTGAGGCAGTTCTTCGTTTAAAAATAGATATGTCAAATGATAACCACACGTTGAGAGACCCAATTGCTTACAGAATAAATTTTACTCCGCATTTTAAAACTGGTGAAACCTGGTGTATATATCCATCCTATGATTATAGCCATGGCATAGTTGATGCGCTTGAAAACATAACCACATCGTATTGTACTGACGAATTTTATATTCGCCGTGATCTATACTATTGGACCATTCATGTTTTAAATAATTTAGGTTGCTCATTGTCTGCTGCAAACGTTCATGAATTTGGAAAACTTACTGTTGAAAACAATACGTTATCGAAACGAAATATTAAAAAATTAATAGAGGAGGGCGCTGTATCTGGTTATGATGATCCGTCGCTACTTACTGTAAGAGGTATGCGTAATCGTGGGTATACGCCCGAAATTATTAAATCTATTGCTAAGTGCTCAGGTCTTGGAAAGGTGAAAACCGTTGTATCTATAAAACTAATAAACCATCTATTGATTGGGCATTATAACCCGAGTGCTATCCGATGCTTTGCTGTTGTAAATCCTATCAAATGTAGAATTACAAATTTGGACGAAGAGAGGATTTGTAATCATCCTCATATTCCGAATTCACCAGAACATTTTCATAACACGCTCATAAGCAAAGAAATATACATTGAAAACGACGATTTTAAGATGGAGCACGATGACGATTATTTTCGTTTGTCGCCAAAAAATAAAATGGTTCGTTTTAAGTTCTTTGATATTGTAAAATACGAAAACGTTGTGGATGATGTTGTCTATGTTTCGGCTTGTAATTTGAAAAAAGATAAATCTGTTAAATCAACTATTCATTGGCTTTCGGTGGGACATAGCGTCCCTGCGAAATTTGTATTTATAAATAATGATAATCCGCTTATAAAAACTACGTGTGATGGCTTTGTTGAAAAATATGTCAGTGAATGCGGAGACGATGTTATCTTCGAGTTTGAAAGGATTGGTTATTTTAAATTATTGCATAAAGATGAAACTGGGGTTCCGCACTATCTATGTATTGTAAATTTGAAAACGTGAATTGGTTATGTACTTATGTAAAGTTGCGGTCGATGATGGTGGGTTGTTGGTTTAGATCTGCTTGAAACTGTTCGATCAAGTAGTCATATATTTCTAAATATACTTGGTTGTCTGGATATTGGCGGCAAGTATAGATATCAATTGCTGCGTATTGTTTTTCTGGGAATGTATGAATAGAGATATGGGACTCGGATAATAGATAAATTGCTGTGAAACCTTGGGGTGCGAATTCGTGTGTTGATTTTTGGAGGATTGTATAATTGTATTTTTTGCATATGTTGTCGAGCATTGTTTTAATAAGGTTTGGGGTAGAAAGGAGTGTATGATTCGTGATATTTTTTATATCACAAATCATATGTTTGCCTGAAGTTTGGGACATAATTATATATAATAAAAGGGGTGTTTTATTTTTTATTTACATACTAATATAATTCGTTATGACTATTTCAGTTCGTGTTATTATTTTTAAATATAACCCGGTATCTTATAACCTATCCACCCGGTTATTATATATTTATCACTTGATATAGGCATTCTTCCACGATGATAATATGTTATAGTTGAAGGAAATATCAATAATTTTCCTGCTTTTGGTTTAATGATACCATGTAAAAATTCTGTTTCGCCTCCTTCATCTACATCATTTAAATACCAAATAAATGTGTATAACCTTACTTGGGTAAAATCTTTTCTTGTATTGTTTATAAAATCGCAATGCCATTTATAAAATCCTTCATTCTTTTTATAATGTTGAACCTGATATCCAAAATCTACTACATTTCCCAAATATGTTGATATTATAGGATCGTTTATATCATAAATATTTGAAATTTTACTTATATGTTCTTCCATATATTTTTCAAGTGAATTATATAATACTTTTGATAATTGCGTGTCTATTTCTTTCCAATCATCTACTTGAGTTATAAATAAATCCATAGTTTCTTTTGCACCCTCACGCCTACTGAATACAAAACCCTTTTCTTTTCTATCATCAGCGATAAATTTTTCTATAATTTCGTTACAAAATTTTATTGGTAGATTGTTTTCTTCTAGGTATATAAAATGGTCAACGTCGGTTATTGGTGGTGGCTCGTTAGATACTGTGATTTTTTTATTTTTATTTTTATCTGAATTGTCTGTCGTTTCTTTTAAATCCGTTTTTAATTTCAAACTTTTTGAACGTGTAATAATATTGCTTTCGCCGTTTATTTTTTT